GTCTCCAAAGAACTCCAAATTGCCTCCCTCGAAGCCTTCATTCAATACCCATGAGATAGATATTTTTCTCATAGAAGATAAAGAATCACCAGCATCAATATGCCAGTCGTATTTTGCATTATCATCTGCATGATATTCCAGATATTGTAAATCCTGGATTCCTGACAGCCTATAATTAAAAACTTGGTTAAGTTCAATAACTGAATGACTTATTAATTCAGCAGTAACACTATCTTTTTGATTTAATCGCCATGCCTGTACTTTTCTGAAGTCTGTCTTTAAAGATGTTTTTGCTTTTATTTCTTTACCGTAGTTCATAGCTTCTTTTAAAACTATATCCGTCATTTGCGAATCCATTTCAAGTGGAACTATTCCATACTCTGGGTCTTTGGTTAAATCTGTCTTGACGTTGTACTTAAAAAAATCTGATTCTAGGTGGGATAAACTACCCATAATATCTCCTTTGAAAAAAAACTCGCCTACTCTTGGAAGTAGACGAGAACTTAAATTGCCTACTCATTGGGGAGTAGGACTTTGGGTTCGAAAAATAATCAATCACTTTCATATTACACATTTAGAAAGGAATATCATCATTAAATTCGTCTTTAGCTTTTTTGCCGTTTAGCAATGCTTCAGTTTCTTCATTGGTTAATTTCTTTGTAGGACTATGATCAATCTTGTTAAAATCTGTATTGCCTTTAAAAGCATTTGGATTTGTAAACTTAACACTCAAATAACCTTTGTCATTTTTCCAGAACGCTAGTCTCCAATGAACACCGTCTACATTTACATCTCCAGAATAAGCTGGAGCATTTGGATTCTCACTCTGGGTCTTAAATAGTGTTCCAGAATTCAATTTAGTTTCCCATGTTCCATCTTTACCTGTCATTACTGATTTATCTTCCATCTTTAATGCTCCTTTTGTTGATTGCTTTGTTTGTAAATTGCATGATTGCAGTATGTTGATTCTTATTTAGTTGCTTAGATTGACGCATGTACTCTGCTAAAAACTTCAAAGTCTTATGAACATCTACAGCCGTTGCCAAATGCAGTTGAATTTCATCTTCTATCTTAGATAAAAGTTTTTCCTCTAACTCTTCAAATTCTTGCTGCTCCAACTCTTGCTGATCGTGTAGCAATGATTCTTCCAAGTGTTCTTCTGACTCACCCTTATCCATTTTATTTATCCTTTATTTTTATTTTACGATAATGCTCATTATCCCATTTGAGAAGGATTAGAAGTCCTATGGAGCTGACCACTAATCCTAAACCAAATCCTATACTAACTAAAATTAAAATACTCATATATCTCTTGATTTATTTACAGATTGTTGAGCTACATTTGCATCATCATCAACATCTCCAACTATCATTAGAAGATTTTGATATAAAAATCTTTTTGCATATGTCATTACACTTCCTATTGGTTGTGGTTTGCGTTCTGCGAACATTGTTACAAAAGTCTCAAAATATTCTCTTGTTTCAACGTGTGTAATTCTCATTCTAAAAAATACAGTTGATTCTTTACTGCCATGAACTGTTTCTTTGTCATAAGTTTGAGTAAAAGTAGTTACAAGACCATGCTTTAAAAGTATTGGCTCACATACAGTAATAATTTGATTTAATGTTGTATATGTATTCCCAAAGTGTGGGTTTTTTCCGTCTTTAGATAAACCAGCTTTTTGTATTTCTATTCTAGCATTAGCAAATGAAGCTAAATGGTCATGTGGTGGTATAACATTCATTATTTTTTTTTCTATGTTCATTGGGTTCTCCCGTTAAGTTGTTGTAATCTTTGTTTTAATATTTTGTCTATGTAAGCACTTTCCATCTCTGGAATTTTTTCCATATACTTCCCTCTTGTAAATAAAGCTACTACATAATCCATAAAATTATCTATACCATAATCAGCCTGATCTAAATAATCTTGATAGGTTTTTTTCGTGAATTCCTTACTAAGCAACTGTATATTAATAAATGTGAATAATGTATTGCAAAGCAGTATTGCTGGTTTATAAACTTTGTAATCTTTAAAAAGTTCATTAGACTTATCATTAAATAAAGATAAATCTGCAATAGCATCATCAATAACATTGTCTAGAATTACACCTCTAGCAATAAAGTCTGCGTGTTTGCAATCATCCATTACGCACTCCCTATAAATAACATTAGATATGAAGATAAAAAAACAAATCCAAGCGTGATAAATCCACCTACAATTTCCCAGCCACTCAAGTATTCATTATTTAGTTCGTCTTGTTTGCTCATTGTTTCACCTATTTAAGTTTTGTTGTATTGTATTACAATGTTTAAGATATACTATGTAAATATTTTTTGCAACATATAAAACTTAGTATATGATATTAAATATATATTAAATTGGATTGTTTTAGTATATAATGTTTATTAGAATTACAATATATTTAATTAAAACATGGAGTTACAATGAAGTTTAATGATTTTTTAGAAGAAGAAAGATGGTCTGTATCTAGGATAGCAAAGGAATTTAATGTCCCTGTACCGACAGTTGCCAAATGGAAACATTGTGGAGTAATCCCAAGAAAAGAATTGGTAGTAAAAATATATGAGTTTACCGAAGGCAGAGTTACACCGAATGATTTCTACGGTATTAAGTAATGAGCTTTCAAGCTATGGCATGGGGAGTTAAGCAAGATACTAATAGTTCAATTAGTAAGTTGGTACTGTTAATGATCTGCAACTATGCAAATGAGAAAGGTGAAGCATATCCGAGTCAGGAACATCTGGCGAAGTTATGTCAATGCTCCAGAATTTCTATTACTAGGCATATTAAAGATTTGCAAAAATCTAATTTTATATCTATTAAGAAAGAAAAAAACGGAGCATATGGGTTCAATTTATATACCCTAAATATGGGGTATGTATCAGAGAGTTACAAACCCTTAGTATCAGAGAGAGACTTAGCAGGTATCAGAGAGATACACAATACTCAAGATAAACTAAAACCGTTGTTTTTTGATAAGTTCTGGGAAAGCTGTCCGAGAAAAATAGCTAAAAAGAAAACGCAGTCCGTTTATAATAAGCTGGTAAAAAGTAAGGAAGTTAGTGAGGACTATTTGATAAAGACTATGAACGATTATAGTGTAAGTGTTAAAGATACAGAGTTGCAGTTTATAGTTCACCCGGTAACATGGTTAAATCAGGGTAGGTTTGACGATAAATTAGAAGTTAAGGTTAAAAATAAAAATTGGTTAGCTGGATAAACAAAGGAGCAGACAATGAGCAAACACTTAGAAGGCATTTATACTTGCCGAGATATTTATAAAGATATAAAAGATTTATATGATGGTAAGACACAAAAGCAATATGAGACAGGGTTTGAAAACTTAGACCCATTGCTTAAAATCATTAAGCCATCATTTATGCTAATAACAGGAACACCGAATAGTGGTAAATCTTCTTTTACACTTGACCTAGCCCAACAACTGGCACGTCTACACGATTTTAAGTTTGTAATCTATTCACCAGAAAGTTCACTAAGCCGAAACGTGGCAAGGCTAGTAGAGAAATACTGCGAAAAGCCTTTTGATAAAATGTTTGCTAATCGTATATCAGAAGAAGAACTGGTACATGCTTTAGCGTTTATTAACGATCATTTTTATTTCATAGATAAGAAAGATGATAGTCCAGACATTAAGTGGATATTAGAAAAGGCTGAAATATGCAGACAAGAGTATGGTATTTCATGCTTAATAACAGACCCATATAACGAAATTAACCCATCACGTGCAAATATTAGTGAGACTGAACATATCTCTATTCTTATATCTGATATAAAAAGATGGAACAGGGAACACAACATGATAACTATGATGGTGGCTCACCCAACTAAACAAACCAGAAATGCAGAAGGTCAGTTTGTAGTTAACTCACTCTATGATGTAAGTGGAAGTAGTCATTGGAATAATAAGGCTGATGTTGGAATAATTGTTACCAGAGATTATGAAGATGAATCAACGCTTATAAGGATAGCCAAAATTAGAGAGATAGATGTTCAAGGCACAATTGGTCAATGTAAGATGCGTTGGAGTAATGAGAAAAGAATATTTATACCAGACATGAACTATGAGGGGTAAGTTATGACTGAAAAATTAAAAGATTTTAAAGTTATGCCAATTAAAAAACAAGAAACCCA